ACCGAGCTGGAGAAGAAGTTCGGGGGATTCACTGGCGCGCCTAAAGACGGTTATTCCGTTATTGAAGGCGTAGAGTCAGACGACGCGTTATGGCAGGAGCTAGTGTCGTTTGGTGAGAAGACCAATATGTCTCAGTCTGCAATGAACGACGCATGGGAATTATTATCCGCACAAGATCAAGCGGCTGAAGAAGTATCAATGGAAGTTGAGCTTCAGAAGCTGGGCGATAACGGTGTAGAGCGTGTCAAGGTTGTCGAGCAGTACATGAAGAACAATCTCGATGGCGATACATACGAGCGGTTACGTTATGCCGTAAACAGTGCCGAAGCTGTCGAGCTGATCGAAGCCTTAGTTAAGTCAACCGCCCCTGCTAAGTTGCCGATTGATGGCTACATTGAGCCGGGTGGAATTACATGGACTGACATTGAAGCTGAGATGTTTAAGAAGCATGAGAGCGGCCAGATGCTTCGTGCGGTCGATCCTAACCACGAGGCCAAGGTTCAACGCATGATGAAAGAGTTTGGTGGTGATAAGCCCAATGTACGCGTTGTTGGCTAATACGCAGTGTGTGGTATCATAGCGAGATCGGATACCCCTTTCACAAGGCCCGGTAGTTTTAGGTTGAACGACTGACCGACTATCGGGTACTCAGTCCAAAATCTCTTAATCATTTTTTTTCAATTTGACATAGAGGAGACTGAATCATGTCAATTAATCTCTCCGCAGTAGCGGTAACTGAATTTGACAGCATGGTGAAGCACGCCTACGCAAACATGGGCTTGCTCAAGAACGCTGTCACACTCCGAAACAACGTCGTAGGTGATACCTACAAATTCCGTCGTATGGGCAAAGGTCTTGCTAACCAGAAGGCTAGCTCTGCCGATGTAGTTGCAATGGGTGTTGGACACGAGTTCAAGACTGCAACACTCGTAAACTGGAACGCGCCTGAGTTCACAGACATCTTTGACGCACAAGACGTAAACTTTGACGAGAAGCAAGAGCTGGCATCTACAATCGCCGGTGCCTTGGGTCGTCGTTGTGACCAGCTTGTCATTGATGCTATGGACGCTTCTACTCCACTGACTACTGCTGTAGCCGCTGGTGGTACTAACCTCACAATCGCTAAGGTCAACCAAGCACAGGTTGAGCTACGTGATCAGGGCGTACCAAATACAGAGCTTTTCGCAGTAATCGAAGCTGGTGGATTGGGTGGACTCTTGGCTGACGAGAAGGCAACTTCTTCTGACTACCAAGCGGTCAAGGCTCTTGTATCTGGTGAGATCAACTCTCTTGTTGGCTTCCAGTTCATCATCCTTGAAACTCGTGCGGAAGGCGGTCTGACTGAAGCGGCTAACGTCGTGGACTCTTGGTTCTTCCAGCGTCCGTCTGTCGGCCTTGCTATCGGTATCGACATGAAGACTGAGATCAACTACGTTCCTGAGAAGACTTCTTGGCTGTCTAACGGCATGTTGAAGGCTGGCTCTGTCGTTCGCGACGAAGGTGGTTTGGTTAAGGTTCAGTACGACAAGACTGCATAAGTCTTACACGGCCCCTTCGGGGGCCATTCTATTTCTGGGTGGGTTATGGCGAGCAAGATCGACTTAATTAGCAATGCACTTATTCTAATTGGTGACACTCCGATTAATTCACTTACTGGTGGATCACGGCGCGAAACTGTCGCGAACAATCTATACGACAACATTGTCCAAAACGAGCTGACAAAGCATCGTTGGGGCTTTGCTCGTAGGCAAGAACAGATGTCCCGCTTGACGGACGTGCCTGTGAACCCGAATCAATGGGCAACAATTTACCAGCTACCGACTGATTTACTGTTCCTAATCACTGTATCGCCTGATTCCAACTATCAGATATACGGCGACAAGGTGTACAGCAATTCAGATAACGCCATGTTTGCTGACTATATTGCCAACACGCCCGAGGCTGAGTGGCCTGTGTACTTCGCCAAGATGATCGAGTACGCACTGGCTATGGACTTCGCCGCAAGCATTAGAGACAGCTCTGCGGCTAGAGGTGAGATGGCCGCGGCCTATGTGAATGCGTCCCGTATGGCGCGTTTCACGGACTCTCAGCAGTATCCGACGCAACAATTAAGAAGTAACCCATTTACTAACGTGAGGTTCTAATGGCTAAGACTCGATTTATCCAGTCTAGCTTTGTAAGTGGTGAGTTATCCCCGCTTCTCAAGGGCCGTATTGATATCAACCAGTATTATCAGGCTGTCGAGACTGCTGAGAACGTCGTGATCGTTCCACAAGGCGGGATGCGCCGTCGTCCGGGTACTGAGTTTATAAGCGAGTGCGTTAAAGGTATTTCAAAGAAGTCACCGACGTACACCATGCCCAATGGTGGCACATCATCGGTACTCAATGACGGCGATGACACGACAAGCACGTCAACAACTACACCGATTGGCACGACTGACCCGTATGTTGTCGCCAAGATGGATTTGTTGGTTGATCTCCCCATGAAGTTTATTGATCTGCGCCAGATCAGCCTATCAACCGGCACAAGTAGTCAGTTCAAAGTCCAGTATTCAACTGATGACGTGACCTATACCGATGCCGCAAGCGTCCCTTTGCTTGGCACTAACCCGCAGAACTTCCGATTACTGGTTGATCAGACCGCTCGATACTGGAGACTTGCTCGTATTGGTGCGACTGACTTGGGTGCCGCGACGGTTACGATCGCTGGTCTGTCTTTGTACGAAGAGTCTGCAATTCTCAGTACACCGCGCTTAGTAGATATGAGCGTTGAGGATGACCGGCACTACCTTGTGGAGTTTACGCGAGACAATATCGCTATATTCCGCTCTCAGCTTGTAGGCATAAACATTCAGACCACTAGGGTTGCGGACATCAAGCCCTTGTATAGCGGTTTGACGTCGGCTGAGATAGAAAATATCCGCGTGGCTCAGGTTGAAAACGTCATGCTTATCGTTGGTGACTTCGCGCCAATGCGATTAGTAAACCTTGGGACGGATAGCGATTGGTTTTTGGATCTTATCCCATTTACTAACGTGCCTCAGTACGACTTTGACGACGCACTAAGCCCTACTCCTGTTAATGAGATACAGGTTATGTCGCTGGACCATTCCGGCGGCGGCCAATGGAAGCGTGGAGATCGGTTTGAGCTAGACATTGAAGGGGTTCTTTCTAAGTCTATTAGCTTTGCTGGAGACTCGACTGCCGATGAGCAAGCGTCAACCGTGTTTAACATCCAGAAGAACCTGCAAGAGATGCCGGTATTTGGCGAGACGGGCGTAGCCGTAGCACGAACTGGAATACGGCAGTACACGATCACCATATCGGGCGAGTCAACAAAAGACTTTGAGCTGTTCTCTGGCTATGTAACCGAAGGATCAGCCGACCACGAGATAACCTTTACAAAGACGCAATCAGGCTCACCCCGGAAAGAGGATGTCTGGTCGTCCACCCGTGGATATCCAAACAGCATTTGCTTCTATGAGGGTCGCTTGGTCATAGGCGGCACTGAGTCAAAGACTCAATCAATCTTCATGTCTAAGACGGGGTCATTCTTCGACTTCGATATTGATGACGGTGATGACGATGAGGCAATCTTTGCGACGATCTCTTCACGTAAACTGAATGACATTGTTGACGTGTATCCCGGTCGTAACTTGCAGATATTTACATCGGGGGCGGAGTTTGCTGTAACCAGTAAGCCGACAACGCCTAGCTCGATTACAATTCAGCCGCAGACTTCACACGGCGCGAACAAGGTTGAGGTCCAAGACGTAGACGGCTCGACCATATTCGTTGACCGACACGGCAAGTCCCTCCTGAGCTTCCTGTATTCGTTTAACGAGGACGCTTACACGTCAGACGATAGATCGGTACTGGCCTCTCACTTAATCAACCAGCCGGTCGATATGGCCCTTCTAGCGGGTACTGCGAGCGACGACGCTAACTGGCTGTTTATCGTCAATACAGATGGCACGGCGACGATCCTTAACACGCTAAGAAGTCAGGACATCAACGGCTTCACTAGTTGGAAGACAGACGGCGACGTTAAGAGCGTTTGCGTTGTAGATGATCAGCTCTTTATGACTGTCGAGCGCACTGTAAACAGCGTTAAGAAGCTTTTCATTGAGCGCTGGGACTTTACTTACTTGATGGATTGCTCGATTAAGAGCGTCCAAATAGCCGGTGATATCGACGGACTGGACCATTTAGACGGTGAATCGGTCAAGGTGTTAACTCGTGACGGCCAAGCTGATGCGAACGAAGGCTATGTGCTGTCGTCTTACACGGTAGCTAGTGGCGAAATCACTCTTGATCCTAGTGAGGTGTACAGCTTTACCACGTATGAGGTTGGCTTACCCTTTGTTCCTACTATTAAGCCTATGCCACTGAATACAAACATCGGATCGGGCCAGAATCAGATGCGCTTGAAGAAGATCGTCCGCATGAACCTGCGTGTCTACGAGTCTTCTGGCATAAACATTGACGGCATTGCCGTACCTGTTCGCGAGTTTGGTGAGGCTGGTACTACATCCCCTTTAACTGGCGGGTCGATTATTCCGAAAACTGGCATAATAGAAGACGTTTACGATATTAACGGCTGGGGCCGTGAGGTCATACCGACGATTACTTGTCCTGATCCTACGCCCATGCACATACAGATGATTGAATACGAAGTTGAGGGTAACTAGATGGACCCGTTTACCATATTGGCGATTGCCTTAACTGCGACGGGAGCGGCAACGTCTGCTTACGGACAAGTGCAAGCTGGCAAAGCGCAAGAAATACAGCTAAAAGAGCAAGCCAAGCAAGAAGAGTTTGCGGCTCAAAGCCAAGAGCTACAGCGTCGGCAAGAATTGAACCGTGCGTTAGCGGCTAACGCCGCGGCACTCTCTACGGCAGGTATTAGCGGGGAAGGCACTCCAGCAAGTCTAGCATTAGCAAGCGCCGAAAGCGTTGGATTAAGCGAAGCTACTATTGATCTATCAGAAAAGCTAAGAAGGGCGTCACTAGAGCGTCAAGCGCAAACAGCAAAAGGCACAGCATACATTGGTGCGGCAAGTACATTGTTAAGTGGCGGCGCAAAGGCGGCAAGTCTAGGCCAGTCCTAGCGAATAAGGCGAATAGTAATGGCTCAGAAGCGCATTGATTATTACGGACAGTTTACGCCTACAGGTGTAGACACCTCTCAGGCTAAACGCTTGCAGGCTCTCTCTGGCTTGGCTGAACAGGTCGGGGACATTGCGTTTGAGGTTGGTGGCCGCATACAGAAAAGAAAGGCTATTGAAGACGCATCCGCTGAGGCGCTGGCGGCTGTTGAAGAAGGCCGTACACCAGAAATTAAAGAAGGCTTGTTAAGCTCTATCAGCATATATGACCAGTCATTTAACGAGACTGCGCAAAAAGCATACACAACTGAAATAACCAGCGACATTAGAACGAACATTGCCAGAATTGCGGCAGAAGCAGAGGGCGATTTTAATTCTTTTAGGGAATTATCAACTAAATATTTCCAAGGCATTTCTCCCGGAGAAAATTCAGAGTATGGGCCTGAATTCACAAGAGTGTTTAATGAAACATTTGAGCGTAACTCAATACAAGTAGAGCAGTTAGGCAGAAAAAATGCTCGGGCTAAGGCGGTAAATACAATTAGCTCTGGCATTGAGGCAAATTTAAATTCTGCTGAAGCAGAGGCAATTGAAGGCGATGTTTCATATTCAGAGCAACTTATTCTTGAGTCTGTAAACGATGCTCAACAGCTTGTAAATAACGGCGATGCCACACAAGAATACCTAAGAAAAACAAGGAACCGAGGGCAAAAGATTCTTAGTACGGCTGGATTAGAGCGTGAAATCAGAGATTCAATAAAGGATAACGATTATAAGGCGGCTTTTAGTACGGTTTTATCTGCTGAACGGCCTGAGCCGCAGGAATTTTTGGGCGCAACGGAGGAGGGATTTACGCCGTCAGAATGGGAAACGTATAAATCTGGGCTTTCAACTTATGTCGCTCGCCAAAAATCAGTGTATGAGGCGGCTACCGATTACAATAAAGACGCTCTCAGAAAAGAAGTAAGGCAGGTAGGGACTGCACTTAGCCTTGGTTATGAGGTTGATCCATCTACGCTTTCATCAGTAATAGACCGCGCACAAGGCACCGAGTATGAAGCCGATCTAAATAATGCGATGGAGGCAAGTACGTTTTCCGTTCTTCCTGCTACTGATAGAGCCGCCATTTTGACGGAGGCAAAAGGCCTTGGTACGTTGGAAGGGGTTTCTCGATATCAAGCTTTAGCAACGGCAGAAAATGGGATAAATACTGCACTGGCAGATGACCCGCTAAGGTTTGCTATCCAGCAAGGCATTGTTCCTAACACGCCTCTTGATATCTCCAGCTCTGACGCATGGCTAGAAAGAGTTTCCTCGGCAGAGGCGGCAAGTCTTCATTACGGTTTGGATATGCCCGCACTGACAAAGGCAGAGGCAACGAAACTCTCAGAAACCGTTGAAAGCGCAGATTACGAGCAAAAACTATTATTGTCGCAATCGCTCAACCAAAACCCCGCCGCATTTGAAATGATTGATAAAGCAGGCGAGCCACTTTTCGCCATGATTGCGTCAACAAATGATCCTGAAGTTCAAGAAATTACATTTAAGGGCCAGCAAATGTTGGCAGATGGCGTTGCGAAATCTCCGACAGCGTCAAAATACTTGCCGCTTGCTGAAGATTTCTTGGGGCCAGTAGGGGAGGTTTATGCTTCCGATCAGTACGCCAACATAATAGATGCGTCTTTGGCTTATCTCGCCAAGGTTTCGCCGAGTGCTGACTTGGAAGTCGGGGGGGCCTCCCAATTTAAGGATGCATTGGCTGAAATTACAGGTGGGATCGGGATAATTAATGACTCTCGATTCCAGTTACCTAGAGGCATAAGCGAGGATCAATTCCAAGAATTCATAGACACCATTACTCCGACATGGGTTGAAGCGAATGGTGGAACTAATTTAACCATTCCAATGGCATTAAAAAGAATTGAAAGCTCAACAATTGTAAGTGAAGGAAACGGGAAGTATTTTTTTGCTTTTGGTGATAATCAGCGATTTGTCAACAAAGAGGGCAATGCCTTTACTTTTGAATATGAGCCCTTAACCGAAGAACAACTGCGTGAACGTGCGATAGAGTTGAGAGAGTTTCGCAGAGAAAGACTGATTGAAGTTTCTCCAAAAACGACTGCTAGGGTTATGTGATGCCATATATCACCAGTCAATCACGCCAAAACTTAAACAAGTACACACTATTTGATCCGACCACGGCGGTTGAGCCATCGTCTATTGGGGAAGTTTTTCAGGCGTCCTTTGGCTTGGTAGTTGATGAAGAGCTTTCTATTTCGTCTCTTATTAATAGAGATGAAGAAGTAGAGCGCACTCGCCGCGTCAAGGCAATGACTGAAGACGGATTCAATGTTGCAAAATATACGCAAAGAAGCGGTCGGATTGATTACGACCGAATCGCCAGCGACACCGGACTAATACAATCTGATGAAGAGCTTCGGCAGTTACGAAACGAGCGATTAGCCGTTAGGCGTGAGTACGCGCAAGATGTTATTGAGCGAGGGTCTGGAATAGCGCAGTTTGCAGGCTCTATGACGGCCTTAATGCTGGACCCTGTAAACATAGCGACAATGGGATTGGGTGCTTCACTGTCCATTTCTCGCAGTCTGAGCGTAACAGCCAATGCAATGCGCGTGGCAAAAGCTGAAGCTGGGATTGCAGTCGCAACAGAGCTGGCTATTCAACCCTTAGTTTTTCAGCACAAACTTGACATTGAATCACCATATTCTGCTCAAGACGCCCTGTTTAATATTGCCGCCGCTGGCGCTGGTGGCGCGGTATTCGGAGGAGTTCTTGGTGGCATTTCAGGATATTTAAGAAGAGTTAAAGACGAAGCCGTTAGGCTTGATGCCGCTCCCGCAGATTCACCAGAAGAGATGGCGCTTGACGTATTTGACC